TGGCATTTTTGTAATAATAAGGGGGTCACCGATTGAGGCTCTCTCAAACTTGCTCTAGCAATTGGGGAACGGGGTCTCATTTATACAAGAACCCTCAATAGAACTCTCAATCTCGTTCACACACGTGGCGGCCATCCGCAATAGTATTACCGGATGGCCGCGCGATTTTTTCCGCTTTTACTTTTCACGCGCGCCCGCTTTTCTCACTCGCGCTATCGTCCAATCATATTGCGCCTGCCGCGCCTAATTATTTTAAACAACTTGGGCCCTAAGTTGTTGATGGGCCTATAAATGATAAACGGGTTTGGGCCACACACTTTAATTCAAAATGACTAAGCGCGATTCATCTTGGCGCTCGATGGCTGGAACCACAAAGGTTCGTCGCACGTTGAATTTCTCCCCACGTGGAGGTGGTGGCCCAAAACAGACACGGGCCTCAGAGTGGGTTAATAGGCCTATGTATAGAAAGCCTTTGATCTACCGGACTTTAAGGACGCCCGATGTTCCAAGAGGTTGTGAAGGCCCGTGCAAGGTCCAGTCCTATGAACAGCGTCATGATATCTCCCACGTCGGTAAGGTGATGTGTATTTCTGATGTCACTCGTGGTAATGGCATTACCCACCGTGTGGGTAAGCGTTTCTGTGTTAAGTCTGTGTATACTTTAGGGAAGATTTGGATGGATGAGAACATCAAGCTCAAGAACCACACGAACAGTGTAATGTTCTGGTTGGTCAGGGATCGTCGACCCTATGGCACTCCAATGGACTTTGGCCAGGTGTTTAACATGTATGACAACGAGCCTAGCACCGCCACGATTAAGAACGATCTCCGTGATCGTTATCAGGTTATGCACAGGTTCTATGGTAAAGTCACTGGGGGTCAATATGCCAGCAACGAGCAGGCTTTGGTCAGGCGATTCTGGAAGATTAACAATCATGTTGTATACAACCACCAAGAGGCTGGCAAGTACGAGAATCACACTGAGAACGCGTTATTATTGTATATGGCATGTACACATGCCTCTAACCCTGTGTATGCGACATTGAAAATTCGAATCTATTTTTACGATTCGATTACGAATTAATAAAATTTGAATTTTATTTCATGAAGAACAATTACATATCGTACATGAGCATTGTCTGTTGCAAATCGAACAGCTCTGATTACATTGTTAATTGAAATTACGCCTAAGTTGTCTAAGTACATGTTGACTAAATGCTTGAATCTAACTAAATAAGTTAACCCAGAAGCTGTCGTCGATGTCGTCCAGACTTGGAAGTTCAGGTAGGCTTTGTGGAGACCCAACGCTTTCCTCAGGTTGTGGTTGTACCTGATCTGGATGTGATATACTCTGGTCTTGGAGAACAGCAGTTCCTCTACGCTGTCGATCTTGAAATAAAGGGGATTTTCTATCTCCCAGATATAGACGCCATTCTCTGCCTGACGTGCGGTGATGAGTTCCCCTGTGCGTGAATCCATGTCCCGTGCAGCCGATGTGTAAGTAAATGGAGCACCCGCAATCTAGATCAATCCTGCGCCTCCTGATGGCCCTCTTCTTGGCTTGCCTGTGTGCCTTCTTGATACAGGGGGGCCGTGAGGGTGATGAATTTAGCATTCTTGTTTGTCCAAATCCTGAGAGCTGAGTTTTCCTCTTTGTCCAGGAAATCTTTATAGCTGGCACCCTCACCAGGATTGCAAAGCACGATTGATGGGATCCCGCCTTTAATTTGAAGTGGCTTGCCGTACTTACAATTTGACTGCCAGTCCTTCTGGGCCCCCAGAAGTTCTTTCCAGTGCTTTGGCTTTAGATATTGCGGTGCGACGTCATCAATGACGTTATACTCCACTTCGTTGGAAAAGACACGGGCATTGAAGTCTAGGTGGCCACTGAGATAGTTATGTGGGCCTAACGAACGAGCCCACATCGTCTTCCCTGTCCTCGAGTCACCTTCTACTATGATACTCACAGGTCTCTCTGGCCGCGCAGGATCCGTTCCAAAATAACCGTCTGCCCATGCTTGCATCTCGTCTGGAACTGCATTGAAAGAGGAGAGGGGAAACGGAGGAGACCATGGCTCCGGAGCCTTAGCGAATATCCTTTCTAAGTTGGAACGGATGTTATGATTCTGCAAAACGAAGTCTTTTGGCTGTTCTTCTTTCAAAACCGCCATGGCAGATTCAACAGAATCTGCATTTAACGCCTTGGCATATGAATCATTAGCAGACTGGCAGCCTCCTCTAGCACTTCTGCCGTCGATCTGGAATTCTCCCCATTCCAGTGTATCTCCGTCCTTTGCGATATAGGACTTGACGTCGGAGCTGGATTTAGCTCCCTGTATGTTTGGATGGAAATGTGCTGACCTGGTTGGGGATACCAGGTCGAATAATCTGTTATTCTCGCATGCATATTTTCCCTCGAACTGCATGAGCACATGGAGATGAGGCTTCCCATTCTGATGAAGCTCTCTGCAAATTTTGATGAACTTCTTATTCACTGGCGTGGAAAGATTTAGCAATTGTGAAAGTGCCTCTTCTTTGGTTATAGAACAGTCTGGATAAGTGATAAAATAGTTTTTGGCATTTATTTTGAAACGTTTAATCGA